TTATCCTCGCATCTTTCGCATCACGTTATCATACATTCGCGCATTGGTTACTTTCAGCGCATCCATCAACTCGTCCACTATGGCCCACGCCTGTTCCGGCGCGCGGGATGATACCGCTTGCATAAAGTCACTGTCACCGTCCACCACATCAGGAGCCGGTGCGCTGGAATACATAGCCACCGGTGCAGGGTTTCTCTGCCCTTCGTGCTGGTTTTGTATAATGTACAGCGCGGCCAACTTCTCGTAATTCGGCCAGCTTGACTGTTCCGTTTCCAGTCTGGCTATCCAGGCTTTAAGTTCCTTTTCGTCGATCAAGGGGAACTACCCCCTCTCAGCCCTCCACGGCATCCATGCACCGCTGAATGGCGTTGCGGATAGTATCATCATCCGCATTGTCCAGCATCTCTTGCAGCTGGCGCTTCATGTCATCTTTTGCGCCGTCGCGGCTATAATGGCCGCGCACATAATGGGTGCCACGTCGTGCGTAGGAGCTGCCGCCGCCGTAGCTGTCGCGGGAATACCTGCGCTGGGAATAGTCGCCGTCGCGGGAGTAACGCCGCTGGGAATAGTCGCCGTCACGGCTGTACCCTTCATCTTCCATCAGCTCAATCTTGTCGATGTTCTTGATGGTGCTTACCAGCTTATGCGCGATGTCAAGATCCCCGGCGCCCAGCTCTCCTTTGTGGGCGATCTCGTCAAGCTCCTTGCACAGCATATCGCGCAAATCGTACATTGCTTTCATACTCATAGTTTACTCCTTTCAGCTTACGCGGTCAACGGTCAAATTGGAGTTTGCAAAATTGATTGCCTGTGTGCTGGTGTTCTCCATAGCCACAGTCAGGCAACAGCCCTTCGGCACCTCCACAATGGCGCTGACATAAATATTGAAATAGTTTTCCACTGCGGCGGGTGTAACGGTCGCCACGGCACTACTCAGCGGTTCCCCGTTGATAGCCAGCGCGGCGGTAATAGCTCCCACCGTGCCGCCGGTAGGGATAGCGATGTTCGCGCCAAAGCTCACCTTAAAGCGCGCCTTGCACTGGTTTGTCAACCCGCGCAAAGTTACGATGCCTGCTCCGGCTCGATGCACGATGCACGGCTTGTTGTTGACCGCAGTTTCCGTAAGGGGAACGTTCTGCCCAGCAGCAACGGTCTGAATTGCCGCAGAAGTAAATTCTGCCATTAAAATCATTCCTTTCTCAGTTAAAATAAGCGGCGGAGCTATTGCCCCGCCGCGTTGGTGTCAGTATCAGCACGGGGCTGAACAGTTCGGAAATTCCGAACAGCTGGTGCTATGCAGTTGTCAGCAGCCGCAGCAGCCGGTATAACTGCCGCTTGCCCACGGGTTGCAGGACGGGTAACTGGGAATGGGCGTGGGCCGCAGCTGGGAGATCAGGTAGTTGTTCTGCGCAGCCTGAGAAGCGGCAAGGCGCAGCTCCTGATTGGCACTTTCCAGATCGCGCATCTTGCTCTGCGTCAGGAAGTCAAGGATAGCGCGACTATTCTGGTTCTGGTTGTCGATGATGTCACGCGCAGCGGTGTTGACCGTGTTGCGGGTATCGCAAGCCTGCGTCGCCATATCGTACCGCACCTGGGCGATAGCCGCCCGGTTCTCGCAGCAGCACTCCTGGTTCTGCATCTGCATGGCGTTGAGCTGCTGCATGAGCGCCGCCTGCTGGTTGCTGCGGGAAAGCTCGGCCTGTGCAAAGCCGTTTGCCATCGCCATGTTGGTGCCGTTGACAAGCTGCGCCTGCTGGTAAAATCCGTCGCAAAGGCCCTGATTTACGCTGTCGATCTTGCGCTCGACATTGGCAAAGTCAGAGGTCAGAACATAACCGTCCATCACGCCGTTGCCGCCGCCACCGAAGCCAAAGCCGTTACCCCAGCCGCCGAACGCAGCGAAAATGAGGAACAGCACGATCCACCACGCGCCATCGCCGCCCCAGCCGAAGCCGTTACCGTTGCTGGTGTTGGCAGGAGCCACAGGCATAGTCATCATGGGGGTGCCATCGGAAAGAGACATAGTATCACTCCTTTTGAAAATTTTTTATATCAAACCGTGGCCACGATTTTGATTTACTTGAAAAGCCCCTGAAATTGGTTTGCCATTGACTGTATCTTGTTCAACTGGTCTTGTGAAATCCTGCCGCTTTGCAGCATCTTTCCCACTTCCGCTTTTGGGTCGCCTTTAAAACTTGCCTTGAACTGCTTGAACTGCTGTAAAAGCTGGGGAAATCCGCTCATCGACCCCGGCATCTGTCCGCCGCCCAACGCATTGAAAAACGGATTGTTACTCATCGTCCTCTTCCTCCTCCGCCTTGCGCTTCTTCTTGCCCTTTATTTCGCCAACAAGCGCCGCCAGCGCGTCGAACTCCTTACGGGTCGCATATTCCGTGGAGGGAGCTTTCTGCGCGTCAGGAGCACTTGCAAGGCGTTCCACAAGGTCATACGTCTTGAGCGTCGGCTTGCCGCTTGCATCAGCCTGTTTCAAGTAAACTACGGGAGCCGTGCTGTCCCACAGCGCAATAGCAGAGTTGGGCGCAATCAGCCAATTCTCCGCCTCCGGCCTACCAGCTACCCACTGTACGCCGCCCTGCGCCACCGGGTTTTGCATGGGTGGAATTTGCGGTATCTGTGGCGGCATGGTCTGCATCTGCTGCTGCCGAAGCTGGGCAAGGTTGTCCTGCATTGTCTGCGGGTAATAAGGGTTGAAATACGGGTTAAATGCCATAGTTACGCCTCACTTTCTTTTTGCCAGTAATACAAAACAATTTCGTTTTCGCTGTTCCAGCTGTCGTAAATTACGCCGTCCTGAACACACACGACGTGCCCGGATAGCGCAAGGATAAACGTCCCCTCCGGGTGTTCATCGGCGAACCTACCGACTGTGTAGCAATCCGGGCAAGTATCCGGCACCATGTACCGCCTGTAGCCTATCCGCCGAAGATACGCACCCCACACAGCGTTTGCGGATGGCATATCACCTTCCAGATACCCCTCTATTGCCATAGCAAGGTACGTTTCGCCCCACTCTTTCCCGGTGGCTTTTGAAATAGCCCGAACGGTGCAGTCTCCCACATTTTTCCCGTGTGGGTTTTCGTTGAAGTAGCTATACATGAGCTGCCACCAGCTCTATCACCCGCACATAGGCTTTTAGCCCCGGGAGGTCATCCTGATACGCCCAAATGATGTCCTCCGCCATCTGCTGGGTAAATCCCAACGACACCAACTTTTCGACCATGCAAGCACCTCCGTTTCTTGCAATAAGCGTAACAAAAAACTGCCCCCGCAAAGGGGCAGTTAAAGGTCAGAAAAAGGCCGTTAATTTGCGAAATATTTACTTGTACAATACCGCAGAAACGATGTATAATAAAATCAGCCGCCCCGGAATACTCCCGGCGGGCATCTTTCCCTTTTTATACGCCCGGTTCACCCCCCCTACCGGGCGCAAACAAAGAAGCCGCACCTTTTCAGGTGCGGCTTCTTTCTTCGTCTGCAAATTTCTGATACGCTCTCCTGCGGCACCGCTTTACCGTTTCCGGTGACACGTTTAGCAGTAACGCCGTTTCACAATAGCTTTTCCGCTTCACGTCACATTCAATAACGCACACTGCTTCGTCAGGCGGTAGCTGGGCGCTCATAACATACGCAATAGCCCGCTTTGGTGCCATACTCTGCAATCTGCGCCGTATCTGCTTGTGGTAGCTGTCCATAACACGGTTTTAGCCGTGAGCTTGCGGGACTTTACGCCGGGGAAAGAGGCGGCTTGTCGTAGCTCTTTCCCGCCCAGCAGATTTATTTTACTTCACGATCTCCCACGTGCCGCTTTTCCCGTCCGCGCTCCGCGTCACCTTCACGGTGTACGTTTCGGTCACGGTCGGCTGTTCCGGTGTCTCCGGCTGTTCCGGCTCCTGCGGCTTCTCCGGCTCCACATATTCCAGCCCGCAGAACTCGCACAGCGCCTTGCAGTCCGCCACAGCGCAATCCTCCATGTGCTCGTGGAACCACGCCGCGTCCTCCGGGTTGTCGTGGTACACGTGCTCCTGGTACACGGCGTAGGCGTTCGTGTCGTCCAGCTCGTGCAGGTCGCTCCGCGTCGCCGTCCGGCAGCCGTGGGGGTAGATGGCCTTGCGGTACTTCACCATCAGCTCTGCCAGTTTCTTCCCGTTGGCGCTGCTGGGGTGGTACATGGACAAAAAGCCCTTTACCGTGCCGTGCCCGGTGGGGCCGTTGGTGCTGCCGTTGGTGTGGGACACATAGTGCACCTTTGCGCCCCACTGATTGCTCTCCTTGATGGCGCGGTACATATAGTCCGGGCCGTACTCGTCGCTCATGGGCGTCCGGCGTGGGCCGCGCATGATGTCAAAGCCGCAGCGTTCCAGCATGGGCTGCAAAATGTCCAGAAACTCGTTGTTCTCCAGCGTCTCATAGCACTGCTGGCCATCGGGACGCTTATAGCAGCACTGGTTGGCCATGTGGTACGCCGGGGACAGATAGATCTTCGGCTTCTCCGCAGGCGCGTCCTCGTCGCTCTCCTGATAATCCGGGTAGCCGAAGGTGTACGAGGACTTTACGCTGGCGTACTCCTTCTCGTACACGCCGCCGCCGTTGCTCACCACGCCGCTCTGTGGGCTGGTGTTGCCCTCAATGGTGCGGAAGCCCTTGCCCACGATCTCCGTCACGATGCCCGTGTGGTCATCGCCGAAGAATACCTGTGCGCCCACCTTCGGCGTAGTGCCCAGCTGCCCCGCAGCCTTGAAGTACCGCTTCAGGTAGTACACGCCCGCGCCCAGACTGTCGTCCGGCAGGTTCTGCAGCCGCTTCGCCTCTGCTACGCCGAACGCCTGCACGTTCACCCACGCCACGAACGTGGTGCACCACGGGTACCCCTGCTTTTTCCCGTTGTAGAAATGGGGGATGGCGTCAATGTCCCGTGCGTACTTCGTAAAGTTCTTGTCCCCTGCGTTAGCGGTCTTGCTGTCCAGCTGCGCGTTGGACGCTTTCTCAAGATAGCCCAGCTCCTCCCGGGCTATCTTGATGACTTTACTGCCGCCGTTCATGCTGCTTCCCCCAGATCCTTCTCCTTTTTATAGCTGGCGCTGGAAATGCCCAGCACAGCACCGAGGAAAACGGTGATGCAGGAGATGGTGCTCACGATCTGCTCCGCATAGGGCCAGCCCCAGATACCTGCCAGACCGGAGTACAGCGCCGCAATAGCGGGCAGCACGATGATAACGCACCACTTGATGATGTCATACATACGATTGCTCAGCTTCATAATTCGTCCTTTCCGGCTTTACGCCTCTCGCTTGATGGGCAGCTTCCTTACTTCCTCCATGACCCGTTTTGCGCTGCCGTTGCCGCCCATCTTTTCATACGGCTGGTACAGATAGTCATTGAGGTTTTCGTACTCGTCCTGCGTGATATACCCTCGTGTCACGTACACCATGCCCAGATGGATGATGCGGTCATGCGCCAGACCCACCAGCATCTTTCGTTCCACATTGTTCTTTTCCCGCCGCTTCCCTATCAGCGCCCACAGCCCGTTACTTGCCAGCATAGCCAACACGATGGGCAAAAGCACTCCCTGTACCCACGGTTCCATTCGCCGCGTTCTCCTCTCAAATTATTTTTGCACCTCGACACCCTTCGACCGTTTCTGACACGCCACCTGTGCTATCCTGCTTGCAGAAAGGAGGTGTTCCCATGCCCGAGTATTTCACCCTGTTCAACGCCGTTACCGACGCCATTGCCCAGCTTGAAAAGGCCGTTGCCGCGCTCAAACAGGCACAGCTCGATGCCGAGGAAGCCTACATCCAGCGGGGGGAGTAATTCTCCCCGCCCCTTATTCTGCGTACACGCTCTCGATCAGCGCACACAGCTCCGTGTACTGCTCGTCCGTGATGCGCCCCACGGCGTAAAACACGTCGCACTTCTGCTGCGCCTCCTCACGGGTCTTGTAGAACCGCTTGTTGATGAGCTTCGTCATAATGTTGTACATAGTCATTCTCCTTTCTTAACCGATGTTGTCCATATCCGCCTGATAGATGGTTTCCACAGCCTCGCCCAGCTGCTGCGTCAGGCTGTCTATCTCGTTGTTGGCTTCCTCCAGTGCCGTCAGCACCTCTTTGCCGTCACGGTAGAACTTGCCCTCCGTGTACGTGTCGCCCATGCCCACCGGCCTGTCACCGGTGTACACGGCGGAGGGGAAAAACTGCTCGTTCCGCTTGTCCATTTCGATGATGTTTGTAACAACACCGTTTTCAACCAATGCGTATCTCACTTAATCACGCTCCTTTTGTCAGCGTCACAGGCCCCTCTCCGCTGATGATGTTGCCGAAAGAGGTCGCGCCGCCCTCGCTGCCTATCGCCACGTCGTAGGTGCCATCCAGCACCGCCGTGGCACTCTTGCCGTCTGCTGTGGTCACTGTTGCCGCCGTGGGTTTCTCAAAACTCGCCTGTCCGCTTTCCAGCAGCACCACGCTCCCATCGTCCCTCATGCTGTGCCGTGCCGTGTAGCTGACCGGGAAGTACACCGTCCCCCCGCTAATACCAATTGCGATGGGTTTTCCTGTAATAGCCATTCCAGCACCTCCTACGCCTGTTTCGTCGCGTTACTCGCCAACCACGCGCGGAACTCGTCGGAAGCGGTTGTGGAGGTTATTGCCATGCTAACGGGGAGTGAGGCACCTCCCCAGCTGTTAGTGGAAAAAGTGTACAACCGGGAATAACCACTTTGACCAGCTACGCGTGTTAACACACCGTCATTATTTACCACAATACTGTCCCAGTCCGCGGTGCTGGAAATGCTCAGTTTGTAGTTTAATGATTGAGTAATAGTGGCTTCGGCTTTATACAGTCTCTTATTCAGCACCCACGTCCCAGCCAACTCCGGCAACTCCTGTGCATTACGGAAACACACGATACCGGAACCGCCAGAACCGCCTTGCATACCGCCTGTATAATTTGCAGCAGCACCACCACCGCCACCACCAGTGTTTGCACCACCAGCAGATGGGGATTGCAACTGGCCCGAAGCACTACCTGCCCATCCACCAGTACCGCCACCGCCGGTGCCGCCCATAGACACAATGGGTGTTTGCGAAACCATATAGCGTCCACCGCCACCGCCGCCAGCATAAAGCTTGCCAGTAGCTTCGCCGAACTCGCGGGTAGTAAATCCCTGACCCGTGCCGCCCGCAACAGGCCCAAAGTAACCCTGTTCACCGTTGTTGCCGTCAGAGCCGCCCGTGCCGTAGTCGCTGTTTGAAATTACGCCACCGCCACCGCCACTACCGCCTGCGCGACCAGTGTTTGCTGCTGCTGGAGCTGATGGCATTTCAGTACTGCTTTTACCGCCTGCGACAGTATAGGCGGTTCCCCACGCGGTAGACCCTCCATCTACATTTGCTGTTGCCGAACCAGTGCCGATGTTTATTTCATAACTTCCTTGTACGGCCAACCGCTTTATGGTGCGCGTGTAGCCACCACCGCCGCCACCGTTGGCCGTATAATATGCGGGGGAAGACGTCATAACACATCGACCACCTTTACCGCCACCACCAACCATAAACACGTCAATCACCGCAGGATCGATAAACACCAGCGTTCCGCTGCTGTGCAGTTCCACCACACCGTCATCTCTCACCACGTAGTCCCCTGTGTAGGTAAATTTCAGCTTCGGCTTACCACCGGCACAAACAGGGGAACCACATATACTTGCCATATAAACCTCCGTTCCCGACCTCCGAAACGGAGGCCGTGTTTATTCTTTGTGTACGCGCATACAGATGATGCCCGAGCCACCAGAGCCGGGGTAAGACACGTAATCCCCCGACACGACTTTCGCTGACCCGCTTCCGCCTCCGCCTCCCCCGGTATTGTCCTGGGCAGAAGTCTGCTGCTTTGCTCCACCACCTTCGCCACCGGACGCATAGGTTGTAGTTGCCGAACTCGCACCGCCAGCTCCGCCACCGGCATAAAGTTTCCCGGTGATTTCGCCAAACTCACGGGTCGTGGTGCCCTGCCCAGTTCCACCGACATTTGAATTGATGGTAAGCGCGTCATTTCCGTCACTGGCTCCGTCGCCAGGGTTCACACCCAAATTCGTACTTTTTGAACCGCCTACGCCTCCGCCAGAGCCTCCGTTGCCGCCGTTTATTGGAACAGACGCAGATTTTCCGCCCTCTGCCGTATAGCCAAAAGCAACTGTATTACCTCCAGCAGGGCCTACTTTTCCATAGGCTGCTTTGCCAGCCAGAGCAATCCCACCTGCGCCAATTACAACGGAATACTCGACATTTGCTTGAAGCAGCGCTTTTGTGATGGTCTTTGTAAAGCCGCCAGCTCCACCTCCGCCTCCAGCCCACGTCGAATTAAATCCGTTGCTGCTTCCATTTCCAGCACCTCCGCCTCCTACCAAAAAGGCGTCAATGTACGTGTCCTTCGTGACTTTCAGCACACCACTTGTCAGAAGCTCCACAACCCCGTCATCAAGGCGTTCGTTGTACGTTCCGGTGTACTCAAACTCTAACCGTTTAGCAGTACCCCCCCCCGCTATTTGCGATTTACCGATAATAACCATCGTTAGATTACCTCCTTTACTTCGTACACCGTCACCTGAATGTTCAGGTCAGCGGTGGGCTTTTCGCCCACAGCGTAGGCGGTGAATGTCCCGTTGTTGTTGGCGATATAGATAGCGTTGGTGCCGTCGTCCAGCATCTGCTGTATCGCCGTTGCGTCTGCCTGAATGTCCGCCTGACTGGTGGCCGTTCCGCCTGTGATGGTCACACCCTGGGTGTAGGGGCTTGCGCTCCCTGTCCAGCTTGCCGCCGCCAGCGTCAGCGATAGCTTCTTGTCCGTTGCCTTGCCCGCCACGGCGTTGATGGCCTGAGAAGGCGTAGCCGTTGCCGGGTCAAGCCCAAGAGTTTCCGCCACCTCGTCCGTCAGCAGCGTGGACTTGTTCAGCGGTGTGCCCTCCGTGGTTGGGTTGTCCTGCCGGGTCATGTCGTACACGTTGTCCTGCCCGGAAACAGGCGTGAGCTTGACGCGGCCAGGATAAAGGGAAATTCTGTCCTGCATATCTGCTCCTTTCCAAAAAAGATGGAGCCGACTACGTTCCCATAGTCGGCTCCTATTGCCCTTTCCCGTGCCCCGATTGGCCGGGAGTAACGTTTATTATTTGATTTCGTTGGAGTACAAGTCTCCCGAGTAAAACCACGACTTGGCTATGTTCTGCACAAGCTGGTCTACCAGTATGAGGATGCTTTCAATGTCGTTGGCCTTTCGATAGTCCAGCGGCATTGTCGGCACCTTTGGGGTATCGGCTGGCACAGGCAGCGCACTGCGTATTTCCGCGATGTCCGCGAGGTACTGGTCAATGTCCGCCTGCGTGGGGATGTCCGTTTCCGTCCACCCTTGCTTTGCCGTAACCGTCACGCTGTACCCGCTGGCTTCCAGTTCTTCTGCCACATACAGCACAGCTCCTGCAACACGGTTTAGGTCAGTGTAGTTGTACGACCCCTTGTTATCGCTCAGGAGAAGCACGTCCGCCGGGGTGCCGCGCCCAGCCTCTATTCGACCGAGCGCGGCTATCACGCCATCCACGTCTGCTTGCGTTCTGTCCGTAATAAGGGACAGCATCCCGTAGTTAAGGGTAAACTGGTAACTGGCGCTTGTGCCCGCCGCGTTGATAGCCGTCAAAGATACGGCGTACTTTTCATCCGAAGCACGGTCTACCGTGGCTTTCCACGCTTCGCCATCCAGCGTCCACACGTAATCCTTGCCGTTGACCGAACCGGACACGTAGACGATGGCGGCGGGGAGCGATACGCGAATATCTCTGCTCAAGCTATCACCTCTCACTCAATGGTAACGGAAATAACCATCGTCTTACCGGTGTCGACCGGGTTAGGCGTAATGGTCGCCGCCGTGATCTTCGGCACAGAAGTATCCAGCGTGACCGTACGGGTGACGGAGCTTTCCTTCCCTGCCGCGTCTTTTGCCTTGACGATAATGGTGTTGCTGCCCTCTTTCAGCGTAACCACCTTGGAGAAGGTGCCGCCGGTGCCCACAGGTACTGTCCCCTGATCCGTTCCGTTCAGGGAGATGGTAATGACCACAGGAGAGGACGTTGCATCGTTGGTAGTACCGGCAACAGTGACAGAAGAAGCCGCCGTAATAAGGTCGTCAGCAGGAGATGTTACGTTCAACGTCGGAGGAACAGTATCCACAGTGTAGGTCGTGGACTTTTCTTCAGCCGCGTTGCCGTCGTGGTCTTTGCAGTTGATGGTAACGGTGTGGCTGCCGTCGCTCAGTGCCGCAGACGGCGTGTAGGTCACGCTGTAGCCATTGGAAATAGCTGTGTGCGTGATGTTCGCCGCCGCTACAGCTGTGCCGTCCTGCTTGACTACCAAGGTGCTGATGTCCACGCCGGAACCGCCGGTTTCATCCGTGATGTTGAATACCACCGGCTGTTTGCTGTTCGCCACATACGCGCCAGCCGTGGGGGACACGATGGTGATAACAGGTGCCACAGTCTCCTTTACCACCAGCTTCAGGCCGTCTACGGTAGATGCGTCCGCGCTGCCCTTTGTGCCCGCTTCGTTTGTTGCTTCGACGGATACGTTGTAGTAGCCGCCTGCCAGATTGTACGATGTTTTCCCCGGAGCGGTAATAGTCGCTTCCCATTTGCCGCTTGCGGAGTTCAGCGTCAGGTCGTATGTCTGGCCGTTGATCGTTGCTTTTACTGTCTTGATTGCCATTTATACCTCCCCGGCGTAAATATCGCCGCAAAAGAAATGATATGCTTGTGGTACACGCGGGTACGGAGTATGGGGGCTTTCGCCCGCATATAGATCGCCGCTGTAGTAGTAGCTGGGGTACACGATGACGGTTTCCTCTATTACCGTTACCTGTAGCTTTACCTTGCCGTTGATGGTCGCCGGGTTCGGCAGCAGTACAGCCGCCGCTATCTTCGGCACCTGTGCTGTATATTCCGCCATCGGTTACACCTCCCCGGAGAACAGGTCGTTGCTGTAATAGAAGTACGGGCTGATGATCCACGCGCCCGTGACTTCCGCGTTGTACACCACCGTGTTGGACAGTTTTATCTCCATCTTGTGAAGATTGCCTGTGGTCAGCAGGCCCCACGGCGTGTAAATGCTCACGCAGTCGCCCAGCTTCTCGCCACCGTATACCACGGTCGCCGTGTTCGTGTCACGCAGCGAATAATACTTGTACAGCCGGTCCGCCACTGCCTGTCCAATTTCATCAGATACAAGAGTTGCCGCCGTGACTTCCTTTACGTTCTCCCGGTCGGATGCTGTCACGTTGGGGTTGATGGCACTGTACACCGTCCGGGTGTCTTTGTACTTAACCCCATTGATGGTCACGTTGCCGTTGCTGGCTTCTACATAGCTGTGCGCCGTCACGTTCACCTTTGTGACCACCGCGCCGGTTGCAACGGAAGATCCGACGAACGTCCGCCCGCGCGGGATAAGAATAGGCTTTGTGGGCTGGTTGAATACCCGCAGTTTGTTCCCGCCGTCTGTTGCCAGACAGACGCCCCATGCAAATATGACCTGCTGGATAGCGCTTCGGTTGGTGCCCTTAACGATAACGCCTGTCAGCGTTGTGTCTTCCACATCGCTCTCATACTCCACCTCAAAGGGCTTTGCAAGCGTTTCTAAGAGCGTTTTCGCACTCACTCCATCAAGGTATGCACCTCCGCTGAACGGCGTGTATTCAAGCACTCCAAGCGCGTCCTGGCACTCTATCACATACACGTTTGCGGACGTGCGTGACGAGTTGTTAATGTAGTATGTCCCCAGATGCCGGTTGTCGTTCCACACCTCCACCGGCTGTTTCAGCTGGAACAGATAGTCCACGTCTTTCAGGCTGTCCAGCGTCCAGTTTAGCGTGGACACCGGCAGCTCTACGGCGGCTTCGTTCGCCTGGTTTACGATGGATGCGTTGCGTATTTCGTTCATCCCGAATTTACGCACCACGCCCAGCACGATCTCATTGACCCGCGCCCGCCGATGGGGAACTACGGTCTTTTTCAGCGTGACTTCCACCTTGTCAAAGCTCTCTACCCTGCAATCGCAGAAGTACACCGCGTTGTTAGGCTGGAACGACTGCGCCCGCCGCAGCACCGCACCCTGATACCACGAGATTTCTACCTCGCTGCAATACTCTCCTGTGTCCTCGTCAAAGGTCAGTTGGATGCCCATGCTGGAATACTGCTGTGTAAACGTCATGGTGATTTTGGGCGGGTTGGTAAACTCTCCGCTGTCCCCGGAAACCTCCGTTGACCAAAAGCCTACCTTGTCCTCCTCGTACACGCCATCAAATGTGCCGTCCAGCACCCAGCGGCTCCGTTCCAGCGTGATAAGCTTCCCTGGCACCGCGCCGTGCGGGATTTGGGTGAGGTCTCCTGTGCCGCCGGTGGCGACCACAGTTGCGTCATCCGCCGCACCGGGGGCTATGTCCTTGTACAGAATAGTCGTTTTCGACATAGGCCACCTCTCAGGGGCGGAGCTGCGCGTCCATCGGGACGAAGTTCACCTCGATCTCGCCCCAATAGTTCACGCCCCCATCGCCCTTCTCCAAGTCCTGAGACGCGCTGGTGTAATACGCTTCATAAGCAATGGTGGTCTGGCCGTCTGCCGCTTCCAGCATAACGGAGTCATCCACGCTGTGTTTGTACAGGTAGTCCCAGAAATCGTCCAGTCCCTTGTAGTTGTCGCCGCGCCGAAAAACCGTCAGCTTGTGGCCAAGGTATGTCCCGATGATGTCACGCACCATGCGGCCCGTCATTACGCGCCCTGCGTTTTCGCCGTCCAGCACGTTAAAGTTTCGGTTGTACTTTGAAATGGCCACGTCAGCGTCAAAGGAAATGCCGTTCAGTTTGATGTAGTTCATCCCTGCACCTCCGACAGATTTACGCCGATGCGCGTACCCTCCGCCTTGTTCAGCCGGTACACGACCTTGCCCAGCACGTCCTTATCCAGCACCAACACGGCTTCATTGCTGCCGCCATACCCGCTTTCAGCAAGTGCCTGTTTGAACGCCTGCACCATCGTAGCCAGAGGTGTCTCAATGTTCGTCCCGGACTTCTGATCGCCCAGCACCGCCATAAACTCCCGGTTCGGAGGAATAACTGCGCCGGTAGCAAGTTTTGGAATAGGCAGCTTCGCAACATTTACGCGTGACACGCTGCCATAATGCTTACCTGTCAGATCCGACAAACTATTTGCTGCGGCAACAAGCCTATTTAACCCATCAATGACGTTGTTGATGCCGCGCTGGAACGACTCAATAATGTAATTCCACTGGATTACAAAGTTTCGGTTTGTCAGGCTCCAGTGTGCCAGCCACGCCTTGTTAAACTCCGCGCTGAATTTAGAAAACCCTGTCATGAAGTTTTCTTCCCATGCCAGAAATTCTGCGTCAATGTTATCAAGTACGAGTTGGAATTGCTCCAGCACAAGCCCCTGATTTTCATTGATACCGTTTGCAAGGCCCTGCATCATGTAGTCGCCCATCTGCGTCGTTTCCGTCGATGGGGAATGAATACCCAGCACATCTTTTACTTTGCCGATTACATTGTGTCCCCATTCCGCAATCTTTTCTTTTGCTTTCAGTAGCCCACCGATCACGGTATTACTAAACCACGCTTTGATGCCTTCCCAAACGCCCTTGAGTTTGTCAAGCAGGAAATTCCAGTTTGGCGCAATTGCCGCAGCAAGGCCAACAGCGCCAACTGCAATCAGGCCAAGACCAAGAGGCACACCGGCTCCGGTAAACAAAAGGACAACACCGAGAACAAGCAGTGCTGCGCTGATCTTACCGATAACCTCCCCAAGCGGCCCTTGCAGCGCTTCTACAATACTTTCCCAATTTGGAACAATGGCCGCCGCAAGTCCTGCTGCTCCCACAAGAATAAGTCCAAGACCAAGCGCAATCCCCGCGCCAGTAAACAAAAGGATCGCGCCAAGTGCCAACAATGCCGTGCTTGCAACTGCAACGATTTGTCCAACTTCTCCTTGCAGCGCTTCCTTTATTGCGCCCCAATTTGGAACAATGGCCGCCGCAAGACCAACCGCTCCGAGTACAAGAAGGCCAAGGCCAAGAGGAACATTTACGCCTCCGAACACAAATATCGCGCCTAATGCCAGCAAAGCAACGCTTACAATTGCAACGATACCGGCAAGTTCACCCTGTAGCGCTTCCTTTATTGCGCCCCAGTTTTCGCTTACTGCGCTGTAAATAGTCAGCGCGCCAATTGCCATAAGTGCGATGCCCAGCGGTATATTTATTCCGGAGAATGTAAGTATAGCGCCCAAAGCCAGCAAGCCAGCGCCCACAAACAGGGATGTGACCGCGCTGATTTGGTCTTTCATGGAAGACACAAAGTTTGGGGCACCCGCGCCGCCTCCGCCGCTGGAAGTATCCACGGAAAGTTTGTTGATTTCATCAAAGCTTGCCAAAGACTTACTTGCTTTTTTTGCCGCCCCGCCAACGCCGCTAAGTGCTTTTTGCTGGTTATATAGATTTTCAGCAGCTCTGCCCGCTTCATCCGCCGTTGTCCCAAAAATCATAGCCACCAGTTTGGACAGAGCATTTACTACCTGTGTAATAACGTTGACAAGAACAATAAACGCGGGGATAAGCACATTCAGTATTGGTTGCGCAAGAGTGCGTAAAGCGCCTTTTAGTCTGCCAACCGCCGCCATAGCTTCATCGTTGGTTTGTATGGCCTCCCACATGTAGTCTTTCAAAGACCGCAGCGCCCGCGTGATAAGTGAAAACACCAGCACGCGACGAGCAAGCGTTTTTACTCTATCAGAAAACTTTTTCAGCCTCTTGTCTGCTTCTTCCGCAGCGGCAGAAAACCCGGTAGTTTTTTCTTTTGCTGCTGCTATTTGCGTTGCCAATTGCCCGGCTTTTTCTTTTTCACGGTCTATTGCACGCTCAGCTTCCGCAATTCTGTCGTTTTGCGTGTCCAATTTTTTGTTTACGTCTTTCCATTCTCCGCGAAGACTTTTAACAAGCTCAGTTTGCCTTTCGATGTGAAAGCTTGTAAAAAATTCATCCCCGCTTTTCATGTGCGCAAGCTTTTCTTGTTCTTTTTCCAAACTGTCCGCCAAATCTGCGGCTCTGTTTGCAAGAAAATCCCGGTTGCTTTTTTTGCTATTAAGCTTTTCCTGTAATGCGTCGATTTTTTTGGTCAACGCATTAAGTTCTTTCTGTGCCTGTTTATCGTCGATGTCGGCCCTGATAATAACGGAGCCGTCTGCGTTTGCCATTTGCACCACCTACTTTCAAATTGCGAATGGACATTTCGCATAAAATGTGTTATGGTTGCGGTAAAGGAGGGACAGCTATGGAAAAGATTAAACGCATAGCAATATTTATCGGTACATGGGTTGCCGCTACCTGTGTAGTTCTTATCTTGGGAGTAATTCTTGCTCCTACTTCGCCAGAGGGGGATAAAATTCTTGGTGGCGGATTTACTGCAGCCGTTTTTATTATCCCTGTCATTATTGCTATTCTTGTTGTCAACAAAGATAAGATAAAAGCAAAGCTGCCTGAAAAGAAACCAACCGCTCTTAACCTCACTGATACAGCAGAGCGAACAAAAGAATTTGTACCGCCCGCTTCTGCCGCAAAACAACAGCAACTCGCGGACAAGTTGGTTTCTGACATGCGCACTACTCTTTCTTTTTGCGAAGATGCCCCTTCGCTCAATTTATTTGTACATTGGTACGACCAAGCAATTGCCGATTTGGTCAAAATGGTTTCTTTGGTTAAAGCCAATTTTAACTTTGACCCAACGTATAGGCTTAAAACTTTACGCGACGAATACCAACTCCATTTGTGTGATGCCATAGTTCGAATCAAAGAGGAAACTTTGTCTGAAATAGACGGAAAGTATAAAAACAGCCGCGAATTTCAAGAAAAAGCCCTTACTGAATTTTGCGATGATATTGGGTTTGTTCGTTCGCGTTTTTCTCCCGGCACCGCCGATGTGGCAGATAAAGCTATTTCTGATATAGAAAAGCATCTTGGCATTAACCAGCACCCGGAAGAAACTTCTGCCCATTTATCGTTGTGGGACAACATTGATTTTATGGACGGTCATCGCTTTGAATACTGGTGTGCGGATGTCCTCCGCAAAATCGGATTTTGTAACGTAGAGGTAACACGCGGCAGCGGCGACCAGGGCGTTGACGTTCTTGCGGAAAAAGATGGGGTCAAATATGCCATCCAGTGCAAGTGCTATACTTCCGATTTGGGTAACAAGCCGGTACAAGAAGTCAACACTGGAAAGACCATTTACCGCTGTCAAGTTGGCGTTGTTATGACAAACCGTTACTTTACGCAAGGGGCAAAAGACGCTGCTGAAGCAACCGGCATTTTGCTGTGGGATCGTGACGTCGTGCAAAAGATGGCAAAACTGGCGAATATGGCTTGACCTTTACCGCCCTCTGTAGAGGGCGGTTTTTATATCCATCTACTGATGACCGCCTCGTCTTGCTCCGTATATTGCTTCTGGAAATCTATCAAATGCCGGTTTTTTCTATAAAACTCCTGCTCTGATTTATCCAGCTTTTCACCCTTTGACTTCTTTCGCCGTATATTGACCACTTGTGCAAACATACAATCGCCAATTTCCGTGTACGCCGTGTTCCACGTCCACCAATGAAGATAGCGCATCGCGCGGACTTCTTCCCCCAGCACTTTGTTTACAGGAGCTACAATCAATGGGAAATCCTGCTGCCAATCCATAAGCTTTACGGTTCGCTTTTCTTCTTTGTAGGGCTCCCCGCAATTTATAAACCAAATGCATTTCTGGATAGCTTCCTCATAGTCTCGCTCCGGCATGTTATCAAAGTCTGGGTAAAAAATATCCAACATCGCTTCTGCCTTGTCGGCTTCCGTAAAATCTTTGTCAGAAATGGCTTCTATGATGGTCAGAATATCTCGGTAATCGCTCCGTATTTCATATTCCGTTCCGTTGACTTCCACGGACACCGGCAAATCATATCTCATTTGTGGTACTTCTTTGTGTACTTACTGATGCGCGGATTGGTAGCTTTCTGTTCGCGGGAGAAAGTAGTGTCTACTTCGTCCATTACGGCAAGCATCAGGTTAGCCCACACAGGCAGACCGTCCGCCAGCGCGTATAGGTTCATTTCGCCAAACAAAGCGCTGCAAATGTCAACGTGGAATACTTCATTGATGATCTCGCGCATTTCGTCATCCATCTTGCGTGCTGTATCAAAAATGTCGCGTTTATTGGCCGTCTTTTCTACTTCCGCTTTGTAAGTTTCCTGCTTTTTGTCCAGCGTATCAAAAGCGTTAAAAAGCTTTTCCACAAACCCGCTGTCCGTGGGGTTAAAAGAAAACTCACACGTCTTGCCATCGGTTGTTTCAAATACTTTTTTTACGACGCCAGAATTGATGATAATAGTGTCTGCCATTTTTATCCTCCATGTGAGGGCGGGGAATGTCCCCCGCCCTCTCTGTTATTTAGGCCGCAGTAAACTCAATAGCGCCGCTGCTACCTTTCTTCACAGTGCCCACAGTGCGGGTGCCGCCGTAGGTGATCTCGCTGGTGATGTTCAGGGTGCCGCCGCCCTCGCCGCCGATGCCGGTGATGGCAATAGCGCAAGCGTCGTAGCGCTCCGCAAACATCGCCTCGCCGCTGGTGGCGTAGAAGTGACCGATCATCATGTCCTGATTTGCCAGCGCCTGGGCATCTTGGTCTTTGACGGCCAGGTTCCACATCTTCACCGCCGCAGCGTCGCCCGCGTCCAAGGGGATGGGGTCAAAGGTCTGCGTGATGGTGGGCTTTTTCATGGTCGTAAAGGTGTGGCCCAGAATGTCCTGCTTGGTGTCGGTGCTCCAGTCCATCTCCTCGCTGCTGTCCTCGACGCGCTTACCGATAGCGCTCCACACAGGCGCGGATACGGTGCCGGTGTTCAGGTACGCAATGAGCAGTTCGCGGTCAATGGTCTGGCCCTTCGTGGTGTTGAATTCCAAATCTGCCATTATACATTCACCTCGTAATTCAGTTTCATAAGGATTTGGTGATCTTCGTCCCCGTTTTCATACATGGCAAACAGGGAAGATCGCGTGGTTGGCTCCATGCTGATAACGCGCTTGTCATCGCCAATGTCGGGCTTCTGACCATTTGCCCAATCTCCGATAGCGTTCAACAGCTCGTCAGCCTTGAGCCGTTTGTCGTTGCTGTTCCCAGGCTTCACGCGGTAGATGATCTTAAACTGATACTCCGCCACATATCCGCCGGTGATGTACTTCCGCACGATGTACGCCACCTGAATGGTCGACATCGCCATAGCGGAAGTGTCGGCGGGAAGAAACTCGAAGCGGATAAGGTCGACCGGCAATTCCGGGTATGTGTTCAGCCACACAAGCAGCTTGCGCGATACCTGATCCTCTTCCGCCGCCGATACGGCCTTTTTAATCTTTTCCAAATCTCTTCACCGCCTTATCTGCCACCCGCACCCACTTCTCCATGTTCTGCGCTTTAGAAGCGTCAAACCAATGTGCCTGTGCTTGCGGATGCATTGTTGTGTTAAATACAAGATTTCGGTCTGTTGTCACCTTGTGCCCGCCCTTTGGGGCGTATGTGCTGCCGGTCGCCGGGTCTACCATCACTTTCCCGTAGTACAGAAACCGGGCGTATGGGCCGGGGTAAATGACCTCGTTACCGACCACCCGCGTTCTCTTCGTCAGAGAGCCTGTAAACGCAGGCACAAAGGGGATGGTATCTTTCATCACCTGTTGCGCTAAAACGCTTTCAGCGCGGCCACAGGCCCTTGCAATCTGCCGCTTTACCTCGTCCATGCCGGACATGTCAACAGAGAACTTGAGCGACATCTTATGCCCCTCCGACTTCAAAGTGTCTCATGCCCACGCTGCCAAAATCTTTCTCATCCACTTTGGTCACGTTGTAGCAGCCGTCCTGTGCCATAGCCACGTCCTCTTTGTCTGTGACAAACTCGCCTTTTACAAAGAAGGTCAGCCCGCCATTACCGTTCACAGACAGCGTCCACAGCCCGGACTTGTCCGCCGCCGCAAGAAACGCCTGCGGGGGCGCGTAAGTTTTGGCCTTGCCTGTCGTGCCGTCCACCGCTTTCGCGGAAAACGGAATGTACAGGTTTACTGCGTCCGCGCTCTCAAGTCCGCTTTCTCGGACGTTTACCGCCTTGCTGGCTTGCAACATAACGCCGCGCAGGATGGTCACATACAGCTTTGTGATTTCCTCAAAAGTTGCCGGGTCAGTCTCCTGCACGGCGTTGTAGACCGTTATAGTGTGGGGCGCGTACAACCACAGCACCCCCCTCCCCGATACAGCAGACCGGTATGTGCCAGATGCTCATTACAGGTCGCCGCCAAAAGTTTCTTCGCACCGTCCGTAGCGCTTAGTGCGGACGCGGCAGCTTCGCCGCCGCTGGCCAGCGTTCGGGAGTACCCGCCTACCGTTTCGCTTTTCACGTCATCGCTGGCCGCCGCGTTTGTCAGTTTGGTTGCGGCAAGCTGCTGCGCGGCTTCGATCAGCTGATACTTGTCCACAAGTGCACAGCAGCACATTTTTACAGCGTCCATATCGGCGTTATCTTTTGCCCGGTTCTGCGTGTAGTAATCGAGGAAGGAGCTGGCTCGTACAGCCAGACGCGGAAAATCCTCCTCGCTCACGGTGCCCATATAGGTACCGGAGTAATAGTTGTAATCAGCGTATGTCATGTGAGCCAGCTCCTTTCAAATCAGCTACCGGTCTTGGGGGACAGGATGATGTTATCCAGCACAGCGGCCTTGAGGGTGTTCTTCAGCACCACGCCTGCCACCAGCTCGACTTCGCCGGTCTTTACGGCCCCGGGGGCGTTCATGTCAGGCATATAGCTGGAAATGACGCTGTTGCCGGTGGGGGAAATGCCGTGGAAGCCGTCCAGACCGATACTCACCGCGTAGATGCTGGTGGTGCCGTCGGCGGAAGCGGTAGCGGCGGAAGTGCCGATAACGTCCACGGAAGAGGTGCCGTTGTAGTACTTGCCCATGTCCATCAGGGGGATACCGGCAAAGGTCTCCACCACCTGGCCAAAGTCGTTCTTTGTACGCTCGTAGTAACCGGCACGGCGTGCGCAGGAACGAACCTTCATCAGCATATCGCTGTTCATCATCAGCATGGTGGTGTCACCGTCGATGGTGTGCACCAGCTGATCCAGCTGGTCAATGAACGCGTTGGCGTTGCTATCCAGCAGGGCAGAGGTGGACAGGTTGATGCCGGAGGACAGCTCCGTAGAAGTGCCGGACAGCAGCTTCTTCAGACCGTCAAAAGTGCCGGTCACATAACCAGCGCCAGTAGCGGCGGAAGTGCCGTTAATGACCAGGTTATGGAAGTAGTTGCTGGTCGCCTTGATCTTCTGCTGTGCCTGGAACGCCAGCTCGTCAACAGCACCGGAGGTATTCTGCAGCACACGGTCAACGGAGAAGGAACCGCCCATGATGATGGCCTTTGCGGTCTTCTCAACGCGCTTGGCTTCGTTGGCGGTGTACTCGCTGTTGATCGCACGAACAGCGGCGGTGGAGGGGGTGTTCAGCTGAATGTAGCCGTAGGTCAGGGTGGAACCACCAGTGCCCGGAGAGATGGCGTTATCAAACACCAGTCTGTCCAGCAGCAGAGAACTGCGGCGAAATTCGTCGACGATCATCTGGTCGACCTTGTCGGCCATGCCGACCTTAGCATCAGCAAGAGTAATAGCCATGTGTCATTGTCTCCTTTACTTGTCGTATTTTTCATGGAGCGCACCCAGCAAAGACGTAGGCTTTGTTTCACGAGTGCCGCCCTCAAGCGAACCCTGCGTGTCAACACGAGCGCCAGCCTTTACAAATGCGCTGGGATCCTCGGACTTTGCCTTTTCCAGGTACTTGTCGAACCCGTCCAAAGCGCCATCCTTCATTTCGAGCTTGCTGTCTCCGATACCCGCGCGGAAAGCCTTTTCCGCAGACTTGGAGGAAAACTTCACGCCGCTGTCGGCAATCGCCTTGTCAATGGCGGTCTGATAATCCCGCTGTGCAAGCTGCGCTTTGTACGCTTCGGTTTCCTTGTCGTACTTGCCTTGCAGCTCATCCAGCTTTTCCTGGATTTTGGCAGCGTCACCGCTGGTCTTTTTCAGCTCCGCAATGTCCTTATCCCGGTCTGCGACCTGCTGCTCCAGGGCTTCCTTGTCCGCCTTTGCGTCCTCTGCGGCTTTCTTGTGCTTCTCGATATCCTTGCCGTTCATGGCAAAAACCTTGTCCGCCTGCTCTTCCGTCAGGCCGATGTTCAACAGCTCTTCTTTCTTCATGTTCAACTCCTTACGGGATAGGCTTTTTAGGTCGTTGCCGTGACCGCCCCGCCTGCACTTTTAGGCTTGCAGATAGCCAATTTTTGTATAAAATCCGCATCAGCGGTTTTTACTGAAAAACAAAAGCCAACCACTGATAAACTGTCAGCAGTTGGCTCCTATTGCCCTTCCCGGTGCCCGATTACACCGGTGATTGATATTTGATTTTCTTTTGGACTTCCAGCACGATAACGCCGTCACCCTTTCGCCGCACTTCTGCGTTGTTGCCCCGCTTCAAGATGGCTTCAATAGCCTGTACCATTTCATCACGGCTCATCTTTCACCGCCTTTGTATCAACTTCGATCAATACCCCCGGTGCCGTGTAAAATCTTGCCGTATCTTCGCCGATTGCGCAAGTAACAATACCGCTTTCATTTTTCATAATTGCGCCATTTACCCATTTGGGAATACCCCAAATTTTTCTCAATGTTCCAACAGGTATTAAATCGGGATTTACCACAGTAAATACTTCTATGTGGGAAAACGGAATGTATTTATCCAGCTCTTTGATATAAGCACTACTCATACAGCACCTTCATCCTTTCCCGCTGCTCCGGCAGCCCCGCCGCCTTGCTAAACGCCTTGTACTTTGCATTCAGGCGGCGCAGTTTGATATTTACGGCCTGTTCTTCGTCTGTCAGCCCTGCGGCGCTGTACGCTGTTTTCTCACGCTTGAGCTTGCGTATGGTGCGCTCCACCTTGCGCTGCTCCTGCGTGGCCTCGTATGCCGTATAGGTCTTGCCCTCAAACGTACAGCCCAAACCATCGTCTATATGCTCAAGCTGTTCGTCTGTGTAGGTGCGTTCGCTTACGCCCTCAACCCAAACGTTGCGGCGGTGACGGCAGTTGACTCCTTCCAGCCCATCCACAGCACCCAGACCGCAAACCTCGTAGATGTTCGGGTAGATGTCGCCGCTGCGGGTGGAATACACCTTTCCCTGCCACTCTTTGTGCGATGACCACGGAGACCGCCCCGGTACATCACGCGCTCCGGCGTGGGCAGATACTTCGTAATACGGCGTTTCCAAGTATTCCGCCGCTTGCTCCGTGTACTTACTGCACAACTGCGATACACCTGTCATTACGGCGCGTCGTGCAGCCACGTCTACATGGTCACGGTGTCCGCTCTCATAGTCCACTACCCGCAGACCGCCGCTTGCAAGCTCCCTAACGGCGTCTTTGATGGCTTGCCCATAAGAAATAGCCCCGCTTTCTACTTTCAACGTAGCGGCATCTAAAGCCCACTGGTACGCCTTTGCAGGGGGCAGCATCGTCCGACCTGCGTCTACCAAAAATCCCATCGAAGCGGTGATGTTTCGGAACACGTCCCGCGTTTGCCGTTTGATGGCGTCAATGGTGGTTGCATCCACCAGAACGTTAGGCTGTGTTACACGGGCAAGGTCTATGACCTCGGTGTAATACTTTTGGTTGCGCTCCACCACATCGTCTATCAGCGCGTTCAGCTTTTTCTCGCTGATGCCGGTAGTCTGGCGTATGGCTTTCTCGATATCTTTCAGGTCGATGCCGTGTGACCGCAGCGCCTTGATGTCCTGCACCGTTACCTCATTCAGCTCGTCCCGCAGCTTCAGCCGGGAACATATCTCCATCAGCAGGGTGTCCTCAAGGCCTCGGTACAACTCCGCCAGTTCTTCCGGCATGGCATCCAAAACAGTAGGGGAGAATGGGTATTTCGGCACTGCCCGTCACCTCACTCCACTTCGTTCTGCTGCTCGGTTGTCATGTCCTGCATCTTCGGCAAAGCCGCCTTTGCAGTCGCCTCGTCCTCGTTCATCCAGCGCATGCGGAACTCCCAGTCATTCATAATACCAGCGCTGAGAAGCTGCATATCGCGGGAAAAGTCGGTTTGCTTGTCCTCAATGATGCTGTCATCAAAGTCGATGGAGATTTCCACGTCCTCATTTAGTCCAGCGTTCATGGCTGTGTTGCCCATCCGAAGCAAAATGCGACACAGCTCCACCAATGCCTGCTCCAGAACGATCTCCATCTTTTTAATGGTGCGGAACATGGTAGAGTTTTCGCTGATTACCTGTGTCGCCGTCGCAACGCTGCCGCCGTCGAACCGGTAATAGGTCTCACCGAAGCCGCACTTGCTGGAAAGGATGTTGAGCTGATCCTGAATGCCGGTGTTGTGCTCCGCCGTCCGCAGCGTCATGTCAATTGGCGTTACAACTGCGCCGTCTTCTGTATCCTCCGGCATGACGTAAAACACCACATCGTCAGGGTCAAAAGCAGGGGTGCCGTCAAGATACTGCGCCGCAGACGGCTTGACCATGATGCGCTTTTTGCCAAGTTTGAACTCGTTAACGTAACTGTCATAGGCAATATCCACGCCCTGCAATACGTCAATAGCATTGGCGTAGATTGCAATGCCGGTCGGCAGCAGATAGTTGATGTTGTTGGCGATGTTAGGCCGGTCAATGACAAACTGCCGCTTGTCGCTACCTGTGTGCACCACAGGCGGGATATTTTCAAATCCCTTGACATTAACAAGCTGTTCATCAGCCAGTTGCTCGTTGTTATACCGATAGATGCGGTTCTCAATGACATAGTTGCCATTGTCCTCACGCCGGTGTATCTGCAAGTACAGATAATCTTTACCGCCCCGCGTAACGTCGGAAGAAAACGCGCACTCGCTGATATATCCATTTTGCCAGGACAGCGGGTAAATATTCTCGATGGTCACATAGTCCAGCACGATACCGGATGCGTTGCCTGGTACAATATCCCCGCTTTCGCTGATCTCCTGCCCAATGACGCGGGGAACATAGGCCACAGTGCCCAGTGCAGACTTCATCTCTTGCATCTCGTTCGCCTTGACGGTGAAGTTGTTTTCCGTCAGCACCAGGTCAATAAAGTCCTGCTCTTTTTGCCCCTCAAGCGTGATTTGGACTTTCTCGTTCATCAAGAGATTAGCCCAATCCTCGCACAGCTTTTTCCCCATGCCGAGGGAGTAGCGCCTACACTTCACCTGTCGCTCACCGTTCTGCACAGTGTAGTTGTGGAAGCCTTTAACGTCACCCTGATACCAGCTTTTCCACTCATACACTTTGCTGTAGAAGCTGTCCGGGATGGTGGTATAGCCCAGCTCATTCAGTTTGATGATAACTGCGTTACTCATGCAATAACTCCCATCCGACGGGAAATGCGCTCAACGGCGTACCGGGTGGCATCTATCAAGTGGTTATTCTCATCCGGGTAGCCGCTGATAATATCTCCGTCTTTGTTTCGGTCGTATTCGTAATTTACGAACTCGTTGTATGCGTTTGGTGTGCGTTTCCGGTCAATGACGATCTTGCGCCGCTGCAACCACTTCATACCGTAATCAACAGAGCCTGGGCCTTTGACCGCTGCTTTTGCCTGAAGGCCCATAGCGCGGTAGTCCGTTACACTCTTAGGCTCCGCGCTGTCGCAAGTGATGTAAGCGTCTTTGTACCCGCGCTGGATGATGATGTTCCCGCTTGCCTCATTTGTGAGCTTGTTTTGGTATATCTCGTCCATCAGGTAGATAGTTTCCCTCGCACGGTCGTAGTGCAGCCGGATAAAAGCAAACGGATCCGGGAACCAACCCCAGTCCACGCCCTGGTAAATCCTATCAAATTGCGCAATCTCCTCGTCGGTGATCTCCCGCAGCTCCAGGTTATCAAACACGTTGCCGCCAGTACCCACAGGAATGCCTAAATATTCATGCTGGTACGCTCTCTCGTCCGTGGCCTTGAGATGTTCCGCCTCTGCCAGAAACTGCTCACCCAGCCACTCTGGCGGGGCTTGCAAATACGTTGACTTGTGGCACAGCCTGTCTGTGCGTTCTTCCAAGCTGTCCTTGTTCGCCCAGTTATCGCGGCTTATCGGCGGATTGTAGCTTTCAAAGTTCCAATACTTCGACCCGCCGCGCATTGTAGACTGTAAAATTGTTCGTATCTCGGCACGACCGGCAAACTGGTCTTTCTCTTCAAAATGCGTCACGGCAATATAGCCAAACGGCACCTTGATGGACTTGATCTTCATGGGGTCATCAGCGCCGCGAAACATGATCTTCTGTCCTGTCGGCTTGTAGATCAGCTCCATCGGGGAGACTTTAGCTTCCCAATACGCCGCCATGCCCAGCTCACCGATCGCCCAAATATACTGCGCGTACACGCTGTCACGGATGGTATTTGCCACCTTACGCAGCACCAGCGCGTGTGTACCCGGATTGTTTATCAGCAGCAGGGGGACGAGTACAGACACCGTGGAGGACTTAAGTGAGCCGCGCCCACCGCTGAAATCGTAGTGCGTGTGACCATGATGAAACACGTCATGCGCCACGTCGTAGAACGCAGAGCCGATTTTTTCAGACAGGCGAATGTCAGACATCAATTATCACCTTGACACCATCTGTGCTTATCTTTGTCTCGTTGACTTCGCGCCACCCGAAATTGCAGCTCAAGCTGAACTTTGCGCCGTTCGCGCCGTCACGGTCATACAGCCGCGCCTCCGCGTATTCCTCGCACATGGACTTCGCGCGCGTGACCGTGTCCGTAAACTCAGGCCTCGCCTGATAATCGATCAGCGCTTGTCTGCCCGTAAACCCCAACGCCAACGCAAGCCCCGTTATCGTGGGCGGCTTTTGCCTAATCAAAATAACATTGCCGTATTTATCCATAATGGGCTGGCCGTCATCACCGATAATAGGTTCTCCCTTGCAACTTTCAAAGTAAGCGTCAATGGCTTTCTGCATTTGCTTGACGCTTTGGTATTTTCTCGGGCATCCTACCTTTGCCATTTTGCTCACTTCCTTTCTTGTCTGACGCACCGGCCTCCCACCACTGGCCTTTGTCATTGGCACGTCTGTACCCGGCTTTCGCCTCACCTGAATATAACGTCTTCCCTGGGACACATTGCTAAGAGGTGCGGGAAGTCCTATTCGAAGTAAGCAGACTATTTGGGACGCATCCCATACAGCGGTCTGCCAGCGCATTGTTTGGGCGGCATTGCAGTCCTGCCCTGCTTTAGCGCTTCAGGGAAAGTCCCCGTCACTCGCTGTGGTCTCCCCTTACGGGGCACCTATGCCGCATATTGCTCCCTCCGGGCGGAGCCGAAGCCCCGCCCATCAGGTAAAGAAGGGGGAAAAGAAAAAGAATGGAGATGCAGAGTTCGCCCCTGCATCTCCCATGATAAAGTGCGTTTTTTCAATTTTTCCACTTTTAAGTGGAATTTTCAAAAATTATTTTTCGGCAACATCTACCACGCAGGGATAGTCCGTCCTGCCCATCAGATAGTCCACCGACACGCCGAATTCATCCGCTATGCTCTTCAGCGCATCCATCGTCGGCTTCGCCGTGCCCAGTTCATACCGGCGTATAGCATCCGAATTCAGCCCGCAGCGCTCCGACAGTACATACCGCTTCAGTCTCTTTCTCTCCCGCAGCTTTCTCAGCCGTTCCGGGAATTCGCTCATGTCAGCACCTCCTCCGGGAAGAATGTCTCCCGCACCCCGCCGCACTCCGCCACGATGTACCGCCCCTTCGGATGCACGTACACCACCGTGCCCTTGCGGATGGGGAACCGCTTTTCATCGTTGGCGCCGGAGCCGGGGTACTCGCTCGGCAGCGTCATAAACCGCGCCCGGATCGTGTCACCCTTCTGCATCGCCGCCGTCCTTTTTCTCGCCGTAGGAGCAGAAGTCGTCCGGCTCTACACACACCGCATCGCCGGAATACCCGCGGGCATTTGTCTTTGGCTCCGTATGTAGGTAACACAAACCGTTTTGGTAGTTGCGATAGTGCTTGCAGTCCTTGCAGCGCACCACCGGAGCAACATCAGCTGCAGGGATGGCATTTATGAGTTCCTTGATGTTCTTCATGCCAAACCCATAGTCAACTCCGCCGAAGTCGTCTGTTTCGCATACATCCGCATCGGCATTGTCGAACTGTTCAAACACTGCCGATCTTTTAATATATTCCGCCATCACAATTCCTCCTTATCTCCTGTTCCATAATGCCCAACGGCGTGTGCTTCCGCATCCATGCGTACACCCACTCCCGGCTCTCCGCCGTGCCCATCGGCTTCTTCTTCGGCGGCAGTTCGCCGTTCTTCGCGGCGGTGGCCGTGGGGTTGTGCTTGTGCTCTCCCATCACTCCGCCCCTCCGGCCATTCGTGCCCCACATCCGGGGCAATAATCCGACAAAACGTATTCATCGTTGCAGCTATACACCGCCTCATAACCGCACTTCGAGCAAGCGTAGCCGCCGATTGGATCGCGCCCTGCAAGCGCGGGGTCCCACCCGGTTATCTCGCTCTCGTATACCGGAAGCCACCCCGCCTGCTGCGTTTCCTCTCCATCCGACTTTCCGCCCCCGGCAAATCCATGCACCGCGTCCAATACAGCCTTTCCGATGACCGCCTGTATGCTCACTTTGTTCTCGCACACCACAGGCATCTCAGCCAAAGATTTGTTATAGTACGTTGCTTTGCGTACCTTCCATTTGCCATCCCAGAAGTCAACGGAATAGCCAGTGCTTTTCGCCGCTTCCATTTTTGCCGATTTCGCCGCGCCGGTTTTGACGAAATAGCTTTCTCGACTCACCCACGGATTTTTGTAGATTTTCATTCCACACCGTCCATGCACCACCGGGGCAACATCAGCGGCAGGCTGTGCGTCTACCTCCCATATCACATCTTCAAGCAGCCCACAGCCTTGTTCGTCATCAACATCCGCATGAGCATCCCGCCAATTCTCTAAAACTTTGCGTAACGCTTCCCTGTCAATGTATTCAGCCATTGTCAGCCCTCCTGTTCCACTTTTCGACGATAAATTTGGGTTCGCTATATACGCCACTTTCAAAATCACACTCTGGACAGTATATATAGCACTCTTCTGGGCTGTTGCCATCTACTGTTTCAAGTATTGCTTCTCCGCCACAAAACGGGCATGGTTTTAACTCAGTCATTCTTCATCGCCTCCAATGCCGCTTCCGCCTCCTCGCGGGTGAGGAAAACGGTCTCGCCGAACTCTTCAAGCCAAAGAAGAGCAAACTTTATCTCTGCAACTCCCACGACAAATCGTCCAGGCGTTTGCTCAATGTATTGCAACCGATACACCGTATCGCCCACCTTGCACGGTAGCACCACAATCCGACCGTCCTTGTCGGCCTCGGCCAACTCGCGCAGGCGGTCTATGCCGCCACATTCTCCGATCACCGTGCAAAGGTCGCTCCAATCTTTTTGAAGTGCGTTCACTTCATCCGGTTCCAGCCCCGTGTCCTCGTAAGCGGCAAGGCGTTCGCAGATTTCGACCTTAAATCCACAGTCCTCAGTGAGGCATCCCATGCCGCCGCACGGTTCTTCAAAGCATCTCGGGTAATACACGTGCCCATTTTCGCGTTTTGTCATTCGTTCCATCACTCCATCTCCCATTTCAGTTCGTCATACAGGTCACTGAACTTCTTATTCCAACGCTTCAGCCAGACAAGGGCCTGAATGCCTATCACAATCCACAGCCCGCTGGCGATGTCTTGCAACAGATTTTCCATCACTCCACCTCCTGCATCCAGAACTCGCGGCGACAATCGGAGCACCCCTGGCGCAAACAATCGGCGGTAACCCGTATATCAGCAGAAATACGCTTAGGGCACAGGATCAAAAGCCCGGTGTTATCAATATCAGCCTGAGGATACTGCTCCAAAAACACGCTCTGCCGTGTCTTGCACGGGTGTGCAGCAGACCACTCCTCGACCAGCTCGACAATCTCCTCCGCGCTCTCCTGTGAACGCTCCTTAGCAGGTACAGTACAAAAGTCAGTCTTGTATACAGGGCAATCCTCGCACTCATCAACCTTTGTGCACATACGCAGATAGCCAAGGCCGTCTTTCGTGGGTTTCCACAGTCCGTCCGTGTCGAACGCACCACCACCGATGCAGAACTGGTAGTGCTTCGGGTGTGTGCGCCTCATGCGCTCAAATCGGTTTTTGCCCTTTTCGAGGTGAGCCCCGAACGCGCAAAACATACATCCCGTTCTCTGGCATCCCGTGCAGTGCAGCTTGCAGTCAATCAGCGTAGCGCCGTAGTCGTTCTCGCCGTCGCTGGCCACAATGTCGCCGTACACGCTGGCGTAAAAGAGATGGTTGTCTATAATGAACCGAAGCACGTCCTGCTCCGTCCAGAAACTCATGGGCTTAGATAAGGGCCGCCTTCCTTCAAAGGCGTTGCAGCCGGTTTCGCGCCATTTTTGCATCCGCAAAAGACTTTCCTCCGCCATTGCTGCCGTCGTGGGTTTGACATCCGCTCGGTGCTCGTAGCTCTTTGCCGGGGACTTTTTCATAATTCCACAGCATTTGTCGGAGATAAGAAACGGCGCCGTAAGTAAATACCCCCACTTTTCGCAGTTGTACATACTCTTTTCCCCATCGGCGCGTAAGACTTCCCCACGCAATAGCTTCATACTTCGGCTATCTGGTGAACGCCGTGCGGTTTCTATTCGGTGCGCTACGTCTTTACCGATGATGCTGTACCCGTACTTCGTCACCACCTGCCGGATGTTCATCTTGGGCCGAAGCCGCACAAGGTTGACAGTCACGCGGGGAAACTCCCTCCGCAGCCAGTCGGCGTACTCATTGACGAACTTCTGTATCTCTGGATATTCCAGCCCCGTGTTCACAAAAACCAAGTTCAGTTCCCACGGCGGTGTCCTGAAGCTCGACAAGTACCGCGCCGCCAGATACGCCAGCACCGTGCTGTCCTTGCCGCCGGAAAAACTGACATAGCACTGCCCGCCCCATGCGGTGTACCACTCGTCCAGCTTTTCGTAGGTCAGTATCTCCTTGTCCTGCACGTCCAGCGCCATCAGTTTCTTCGCCGCCTCATTCGTCAGCGGCTGATTTGTGCGCTCCATGTCACACCTCCCGTATAGCAAACCCGTACCGATTACGAAACAGTTTCGCTTTCATGGAAAACACCCTATACGCAGCGCTACTCGGATCTTTATACCCCTTCACGTCCTCCACCACCGGCAGCCAGTACCGCTGGCCGTAGCTGTCAGGAGCCGTTCTGCGCTCGTACACGAAGTCCGCAATGTAGTCGATACTTTTCACCCGGTCGCCCTCAAACGTCGTGTACGCCTCTTGCAAGCAGTACCGCACCTGTAATTTCAGCCCCCGTATCTCACCGGCCTTTTGCAGCAGCATCAGCGCGTCGTAGCGCTCCGCCTCCTTCTTGCTGTCAAAGGTCAGCTTCCCGCGCTTTGTCTTCTGCGCCTTGTATTTCCCCGGTTTCCACATCTTCTCCATGACTTGCTTCTGCGCCGCAGGACTAAGCCGCGCCAGGTCGTTACTCATCAGGCCCATTCAGCTTCCCTCTTTTCTCCAGCCCTCGTTTGTTCATCGTGTACTGCACCTCATGGACGATGCGCATCTCTCCGCACCGTTCGCACGTGCCGCCCAGTGTCCGCCGCCACATGGGGGCGAAGATGTACTCGTCCTCCATGTCCCGTATGCACTGTCCGCACAGCTTCGCCGTGGCAATCTTCCAGATGCCTTTATCCATGCAGCACCGCCTTTGCCTCATCCCACGTTATGCCGCATTCTCGTGCGTACCGTGAGATACGCCCCAGCCCGCCGTGGTCAACGTTGATATACCGCCGCATCCACGCCGCTTCCTTCTCACTGCCACGGCTCACATTACCGGGCAACGCCTTTGCGCTTGCAAGCTCCGTGACGCGCTGTTTCACCTGCCCCACCACCGGGGGGAACCCCTTGCTGTCGGACGCGATAAACGCCTTTACAGCCGCCGCCACGGCGTTGTAGCTGTCCCCAGAAAACATATCCGTCCACAGTGCTACAACGCCTTCGGCGTCCCTGCGCGTCATGTCCTTGTAGAAGTTTGGGTACGTGGCTTTCAGCACCGCCATGATCTTCAGTGTTTCGTCCCTTGTCATAGCCTATCCTCCAGCATCTCCAGGAACACGTTGCCGCTGCCCTTTTCCTGCGGGCGGCGCTCGTCCTTCCACCTGGTCTCCCAGCTCCGCACGGCGGCTTTCCAGTCCTTCATGTGGTTCTTGCCCACCATCCAGCCCTTTTGCTCGTAAAAGGCTACAAAGCGCTCTGCGTTGACGTGATACCCCTGCGCCTGCACATAGGCGGACACATCATCAGCGGATGGCGGTGTAAAGCGCACCGCGCGTATATCACTCACACCGTTAGGTGGGAGTGATATATCTTTGGTTTTGTCTTTGGTTTTGGTTTTGTCTTTGGTTTGGTACGTTTCGTATACGGTCGTATTCGTTCGTATACCATCGTATACGGTCGTACCATCCTGACGTGCATATCGTTTTTCTATGTTGCGTTGGTTCTTTGCGCATCGCTCGTCATACGCTGCTTTCGCCCTGTTTATATCGTCCGCAATGAAATCAAATGCGATCGACTCCCGTCCCGTAAGTTCCTCCGTCTCTCCGGTCTCGCCATATTCCAGCAAAGCCCGTACAAGCCGACCTACCTCTTGATCTGAGAGTTTCTCTAATTTCTTGCGATAACTGTAATAAAAGGGAATGTACTCAAGAGCCACTATGCGCCACCTCTCACTCCTTCGGCATCGCGCCGATGACGTACACCCCGCGCTCCTTGTCCAACCACACATCGCCTGTGTAGTTCTCCAGCGCCTTACTCACAAGGTCAGCGGGTACCTCCAGGTGCCAGCCCCACAGCGTGTCGCAGTCCTCCCGTTTCTCTCCGAAGGTAATGGCGCAGGCCACATAGTGCGCCGTGATGGCCTTCCTGTAGTCCTGCACGGCACCGGTCAGCTCTGACAGGTGCTGCCTCTGCCGCTGTACCACGTTCTGCAAATGCGTGTTCTGCCTGCGCAGCGCCTTGATTTCCTCCTGCATCTTGCCCATTCACGTCACCCCCTTAGAAAGGCAGATCGCTGTCATCCTCGTCCATCTCCACGGACTGGCTATTGCCGCCCGTCCGAGGAAACGTGACCTTCGCGTCCGTGTCCTTCCAGCTGTCGCCAAAATACATATTGTTCGCCACGATCTCGGCGCTTCTGCGGTTGTTTCCGTTCTTGTCCTGCCAGTCACGCATCTGCAGCCGACCCTCCACCACCGCCATGCGGCCTTTGGTGAAATACTTGGAAGCAAACTCCGCCGTACCGCGCCACGCCACAATGTCGATGAAGTCCGTGTCCTTGGTCCCGTCTGCGTTCTTAAAGTCCCGGTCTACCGCCAGTGCAAAGCTGGCAACGGCGGTACCGTTATTGGTGCGCCGCAGCTCGGGATCCCGTGTCAATCTACCCATGACAAAAATCTTGTTCAGCATATCAAATCTCCTTATAAGTAACTTTTTCCGAATTCTCGTCGGAAGTCCTCTTCCGTCCAGCCCTGCTCCTGCATGGCCTTGAGCTGTCCGTACCGCTGCAGCTGCTTCATGGTCGTTGCGTTGTTGTGTACGGCACGCCTGCCGAAGATGTGGCACCGGTTATGGCACAGATACACCACCAGGCCGTACTTCTCACTTTTCTTCCGGTTTGCCGTGCCGGGGAATATGTGGTGGCGATCCAGCGGATCCGCCCCGCCGGTCGCCCCGCACAAAAAGCATCTCTTACTCTCCATGCGCTTCCTCCGTCCCGTCCCACTCGTATTCCGGGCAGCTGTGAATGGCGTAGCTGCACATGATGCCCGCCTTGCGGCCTCCTTTTTTCTTCACCGTAGGCGTAGCGTCCCATCCGGGCACCGGCTCCGGGTCTTTCATCGACCAGCTGCAGCCGCCATAGCACTTCCTGCACGTCCAGCAGGGCTGTATGTGCAGCTTGTTCATGCGCTCCCATCTCCCCACCGGCTCACCAGCGCGTCCAGCTCTGCCGGCGTCATGGTCTCAATACCTACCGCCTTACAATCCTCCACGACGGCATCTATCAGCCGCGACATCTGCTCCGTGTCGTATACGGAGCTGCCGTACCAGACGGTCACGTTTACGCAGCCCTTTAGCTTGCTTACGCCCTTGTCGGTCATCCAGCCCAGACCGTTACGCTCCCAGCCCTTGCAGAACGCAACCGCGGCCTTTTCCTGCAGGCACAGCACCTCGCTCACGCCGCCTATGTTCCGTATCTCCTGCCGGTATACCTCCTGCTTGGAGATGCCGTAGTGTGCCGCCAGCCTGTCCAGCAGCACCCAGCAATAGGCGTTGGCATCCAGGCTCCGGCCTTTGCCCTTGATGGTCACGTTGTACTCCTTGTCTGGCTTCATGGCGTCGCACACGTCCATCGCGGTCTGCTGTGACTTTACCCGCAGCGCCAGCCATGTACCCTCACTGTCCTGCTGCCACCGTGCGCCATCGACTGTCACCTGCTGCATATTACTTCTCCTTCTTCATAGCGGCTTTGATGCACTTGGCACACAGCGTTCTGCCCAGCCTCCCGGCGCTGTACTTGGCAATATCCGCGCTGTCCCAGATGGTGCCGTCTCGCTTCGTCGTGGCAGTGATAGGCAACCCGCAGTCCTGGCAGTAAATGACCTCCATTGTGCCCTTTTTGACGGGCTTCTGCTCCTGCCGCTTCACCTCGTCCGTGTCCGCGTCCTTTGTATCGTCGATGCAGAACAGCCCGTTCAGCGCGTACTTCCTGGCGTAGCTGGATGCCATGCCGGTGATCTGGCTGTCATCCATGCCCTTCTTGTCCTGCGGCTCTCTGGCGTATGCGTCCGCTTCCACAACACCGTCGCTCTCCTGATCGGCAAGCGTGGCCGTAGCAACAACGTAAAACCGACCGGAAATCTCACGAACCGTGTCATTCAATATCAGCGTGGCATTGTTCTTGATGCACAGCGGCTTTACCGCCTCCAGAATGTCCTCGCAGCTGCGGTAATTGTACTTAGCAAAGCTGTTGTACTGCCCCTTTGGCGCTTTGAGTTCCTGCTGGATTGCCGCCAGTTTCCCATAGATATTCAGTCCCATCACTTCACCCCCATGTTCATCCGCTCGGCAATCTCCGCACCGTCCACCGCAACACCGGCTTTCAACAGCGGGGCAATGTCGCTCTTGGACACCGTGGGCGCGGCATACGTCACCTTGCCGTCATAGCCGTTGTCCATGCACCACCGCACCAGCTCCTCCATGTTGGTGATCTCTACCGCCGTGCTCTTGCGGTAGGTAACGGAACACTTCGCCGTCTGGAAAGGGTGCCCGTCCAGCGCCCGGTCAACGTAGTCCCGCAGACGGTCACGCTTGCGCTCCATCGTGCGGCGTCGCTCCGCCAGCTCCTTTTCCTCGTCCCGGATGGCTTTTGCCTCCGCATCCAGGCTTTTGGACCAGCACACCATGTTCTCGATCTTGTGCTCCCTGTCCATCTGCAGCTGCTCAAAAGCATCGTAGTCCAGCAGCTCCCCAGTCTCCGGGTCGATCAGCGCCTCCAGCGCCTGGTCAATGTGATACAAACTCAAGCTCATTTCTTTTCCTCCCATGCGTCCACCGTTCGGATGCACACATCGCACCCAACGGTCTCGCCGTAAATATTCTTGTACAGGGTATCTGTTTCCTCGCCGCACACCGGGCATCGCGGCACCTTGTAGGGCTTCGGCTCCACCCGCGGCTCCTTGTAGTCAAATACGCTCATACCAGCCTCCCCGCCGCTTTCAGCACTTCCCGCATAGGCTTCAGCGCCTCGAGTATGGACATAGCCCGCGCCGTCTCCCGCCTGTATTGCCGCCACAGGTCGCTCAACTCGTCGCTCTGGTAATATCCGTCCCCGTCGTTGCAGATCATCACGCCCTGCGTCTTTGCCTCGGCCACGGCCTTTCGCATCTTCCGGTCGGTGGTGTGCAGCGCCGCCGCCAGGTCTTCCCGGCTGATGGCATTCCTGCGCCCCTTGGGGATCAGACCGGCGATCCGCTCTGTCTCCGCCGTCCGCATGGGCATCTCCGCTTTCTCGTCCTCGCCGAACAGATACGCCCTGCTGGCCCACAGCGCCGCCTCCAGCGCCTCGGTGACTTCCTCCGTGGGCAGGCACACGCCGTTTTCAAAACGGCTCACCATGCTCACGTCCATCCGGGGGTCTGCCAGCTTCAGAATGCCGCTGACCGCCTCCTGCGTCAGCCCCAGCTCCAGCCGCCGTTCCTTCAGTCGGTTCATCTTCCATCCCTCTTTCTTATCGCCTTTTTGGCGTTCTCGCGCCTTGCGCTGTTCATGCTGTAAAAATCACCCTCGCTGTACGATGCGTAGCGTTTCGCCTTGTCGGCCTCAACGTCCCGCCGGAACGCTTTGTAGTCCTCGCACTCCCCGTGGCACATCGCGTGTCTGCGCTGGCAGCCCTTGCAGGGCGGAGCCGTCCGGTTCACAAGCCCAATCATTCCCACTTCACCAGCGCTTTCACCACACCGGCCTGCGCCGCGTCCTCATGGCTCATCAGCACGTCCACCGTGTAGCCGTACACGCCGGTGTCGGCTGCTATGTAAGTCTTACCGCCAAGCGTCACCGTGCTGCCCAGCGGAATGATGTCCGGGTCTACCGCCACCGCCTCGCCAATGCTCACCCACAGGCCGGATGCCGTCAGCACCTTGCCGCCCCGCTGGTTCATGTGGGCGTAAGGCGTACAGCACGCGCAATAACCGGTGATGTCACATACCAGCAAGTTCTCCGCCTCCGGCTCCGCGATCTCCGCCGTGGTCGGCGATTGCACCACGTCCTCCTGCACCGGCGGCAGCGTCAGGCACCACGCCACCAGCACCAGCAGCATCACCCACAGGACGATTGCCACCGCCCACATACGCCTGCACCATCGTCTGGTACGGCATAGCCTGGAGTATTCCCGCGCCCGCCTGTTCCGCTCTCTCATCGCCCCAGCGCCTCCACGCCCTTGACGATAGCCCAGCTCAGCCACGCCGCGCCGATAAACGCCAGCGTCCATGCAAGCCAACTCATGTCGTTTCCTCCTTATGCCTCTGCGTGTCATCACAAATCTTTGCTATTCATTGCCGTTGCAACACGTTACTTATCTGTTCTGTGCTTATCCCCTGCAATTCTAATCAAGGCGTATCCATGCATCGCCTTTGCTTTGTGTACCTTCACATCGCAATTCTCAGCCCTGCCCTTCCATTGCATTGCCATACTTTGCTCTACGCCGCGTCGCCTTGCCTTTGCTATGCACAGCCGCGCTTCGGCTCTCCATTCATCGCCGTTGCGAAACTTGGCTATGCCATTCGTAGCATTGCCATTGCGTCACCACGCTAAGCCACGCTGTTCTATTCCTTGCATTTCCGTCGCGTTACGAAATTTCCTCCCAGCGAAAACGCCCTTTCCCGCTGTTTCGCCACTGACCAATGCCGGAAAACCGACCGTAGTCCAGCCACTCCCGCACAGCTTTCTCGTGATCGTCGCACAGGCACACTACGGTGAACTCGCACGTTGCCCCTGCGGGTATCTGCTCGGACAGCGCAAGGCTCACTCGCTCACCCTGCATCGTCTGCGCCCGCAGCGGGCGGCAGCACTCGCCCATCTCGCCGTCAAACAGGATAGGGATAGTACGAGGCTCCACGAAAATCAGTTTGTCGATCTCCTTCTTGAACGCCTTGATGCCGCTGGACGTAGTTCCTTTAACCTTCCGCAGACCGCCGCAAGTGTCCTTGAAGAACCCCTTGATCTGATAGTCGTAGAAAAACGGTGTCCCATCGTCCAGTTTTGGGAAGATGGTCTTGCCCTTCTCCACCACGCCATCCACGCCGATGGCGGCCACTTCGTCTTCCATCGTGGCCGCATCCGGGGAATTGCTTGCCACGAATGCACGATAAATGTCAGGATCTCCAGGGCAAGTGCCCAAAACCGGCTCGGTAAACGTCAGCTTTACTTTAATCTCTTTCATTCTTTTTCCTCCTGTCGAATGTACTCGACCTCGATAATTTCCATTCCGTTCTGCCGTGCCCATAACATCACGGCAATTTCAGCACACGTCATAACCTCTTGCCTTTCCTCTGCGGTCGTGGTATACTATCCGCAGAACATTTTGGTAGATGTTTCGGAGACGCCTCGTTCGGTGTGCCAGCACCGGGCGGGGCTTTTTCTTACCCATTCTCAGTGCGTCTGGCGATAATGCTGTCAATCGCCATTTCGATCCGCTTCTTTGCGTCCGGTGGCTTTCGATGCCCATTCAGCAACATACTCACATAAGGGCGGGAAACGCCAAGCTCTGCCGCTACCTCGTCGTATGTGATTTCGTGAACGTGCATCTTGCCGACCAGCTTGCCTGTCCAACTCTCCAGCAAATTTAGCCCTCCTTTGTTTTTTGGTGCGCCGCAGGCGAGAATAGTTGCGGTATTCCCGCCTGCGGCTAAATTTGTGGTTGCAAAAGTTAACAAAGTATGCTACTATGTGCTTGCAGGTGACGTCACGACGTCCCTGCCGGGGCTCCGGTGTCCGTTGCGGGAGCATCGGAGCCTCGTTAACTACCGTCCCTTCAAGCAACAAAGTAGCGTTGACACGGATACAATGTATCGGGGTCTGGTTTTGTGTTACCTTCCGTAACCCACGTTCCCATTATAGCGTTACCAAACGAAACTGTCAAGCCAAAAGCGTTATCAAACGAAACTTTAGCAACTCGCACAAATACGGAGGTAAATAATTGTGGGATTTTACGAAAAATACCTTTGCTTGTGCAACTCTATAAATAAATCCCCATCTGCCGTTGCACTTGAATTAAAAATAGGAAAACCTTCTGTCACACGGTGGAAAAACGGGGCTTCTCCTCGTGACGCAACTGTATTAAAAATTGCCGATTATTTTGGCGTTACCGTCACAGAACTGATGGCCGGAGTAGGCGAACAAGAAAAAGCCCCCGCCACAGAGGGCGAGGGCTCAAAAGAAGCTGCATCAAACTTTATTAAAGCTACAAATGATCGTGCGGCGTTGTTGGCTCTTATCAACGAAGCCACGAAGAAACTACAGGAGCTGGAGTAATGCCTACACTATATCCTACTGATCCGCAAGACTGGCTGCGAACAGAAGCGGAACGGAAAGACAAGGAACAAGAGCGCAAAGAAAAAGCCGACAAGGAACGCCGCGAGAAAACACGGTTTATTATTACAACTGTTCTTTCGGCTGTTGCGGCAATCGCTGCTGTTGCAGGAGTGATAATTCAACTTGCTTGAGCGCGATCAGCGTATCAAGTTTGTCTGTAATTCCCTTTAGGCCAAACACAACATCGTTGATCTGGCCTTTCATGATGATGCTGTTTTCTGCCAGCCTATCAATGTAAATTTCGTAGTCCTTGCTCATAGCACACCTCTTTCTTTTAACGTACTCATAATATCAGCGCAGTCCTCATCGGAAAGCTGGTCGATTTTTTTAAGGGCTATTCTCCGCAACGTTTCAATATCACATTGCGCCAATGCATCTGTTTTTATTATACCCCAGGCGTTGGCATTTGTGCAAGAACTCATTTCTTTCCCCTTTCTTAATTTGACATATTATTTTCTCGGTGTACAACTAAGTTAGTACACTTGTAGTTACGCACAATCTGTTTGTTGCCCACAAATGGGCAACAAATTAAAAAATATTTCAGGGGGAAGTGTTTATATGTGGGCCTTTGTTAAATAGCCCCGCTGCTCCCGCAACGGACAGCGGGGCTATTCTCGCCGGTGGCCTCCTGGCTTTCCGGCTGCACGTTCACACTAACAAATAAGGGTTTGGCAGGGCAATACCAAATTCGGATAATTACCGTTTGCGGCAAACCAGAATTGGAATTCTCCTGCCCAAAAAAGGAGTAAAAGGGGAAAATAGTAAAAACGTTGCAGGATTTGTGCAGGGATGCAAAAGACCGGCAGAATTTAACTATACAAGATTTGTCCGACATGACGGACATTTCAGCATCAACCATAAGTAATTTTTTCTCCGCGTCATCGAAGGAGCCGAGCGTGTACAAAATGGGTTTAATTTGTGCCGCGCTTGGAGTTTCAATGGATGAATATTTCGGGATTGAAAAAGAAGTGACAACGGAAGATAAGTTAGCACAAGCCAACGAAAAGCTGGCGCATCAAAAACAGATCCATGATGCCGATGTGCAGATAGCCCATCTTGAGGGCGGCATGGAGCAGATGGCAAAAACCATTAACTACCACCGCAAGAAATCGCGGGACACAAAATTTGCTATTTATGGCCTTACGTTTTTGTGCACCATATTTATGGCTGTTATCGTGGGATATATCTTTTTTGACTACCGTATCCCCCACCAGGGGCTTATTCAGGGCGGAGAGGCCAGTATATTCGCATGGATTGTCTTTTTGCTGCTTGCAGTCGGTATTGGCTTTTTTGCCGCTATTTTGATGATGTATTTTCGCTATGCAAAAAAGTATACATTGTCGCCAGATAAGGGAGGAGATAAACAATGAGTGTAGTATTGCGGGCAGCATTATACCCGCGTGTGTCCACAGAAGAACAGAAAAAGTTTGGCCTGTCTATTCACGATCAGCAGAACGACCTCGAAGAATACGCCAAAGCCCACAATATGAAGGTGGTAGGCGTTTTCCAGGATGCCGGGTTTTCCGCCAGAAAGAAGATTGAAAAGCGTCCCGCCATGCTTCAACTGCTGGAAGCTGTAAAGCGTGATGAGGTAGACATTATTCTTGTCACAAAACTGGACAGGTGGTTTCGCAACATCGGCGAATATTACAAGGTGCAGGAAATCCTTGAAGCTCACAACGTGTCGTGGAAAACGATTTATGAGGACTACGACACGTCTACAGCCGCAGGCCGGTTGAAGATTAACATTATGCTTTCCGTAGCACAGGACGAAGCTGACCGCGCCAGTGAACGCATAAAAAAAGTGCTTGATGCAAAAAAAGATCGGAATGAGGTTTGCACCGGTCATCTGCCGAAAGGCTACAAAATTGAAGGGAAATTTGCTGTTATAGACAAAGAGACAGAACCGGTTATACGCAGATATTTTTCTACATTTTTGGAAACCGGCTCCATAACAAAAGCGATGGACGCAGTACCGGAATTAAAACTTAAATACCAAACAGCCAGCCAAATGTTGGACAACACCGGATACACGGGAGACTGGCACGGGATAAAATTACCCCCGTATTTAACACCGCAGGAATTTCAGCGTGTGCAAGACTTACGCACGAGGGTGACGCGAAAATCCCCTTACAATCGAACGTATATTTTCTCGGGGCTAATAGTCTGCGGGGAATGCGGACGCAGAATGACAGGGCATCCGTCTCCACGCCCAAGCGGGGCGTGCTCTTACTCTTACTATTGTCAAGGGTCTGCCCAGAGAAAAGGATGCAACAACGGTAATTTTACTGTCGAATGGAAAATCGAAGATTACCTCTTGTCGACAATAGACGAGCAGATACAGATCAAATTGCAAGCCAAGCCGCGGCAAGAACCCAAAGCAAACAAAGATGTGCAATTAAAGGCTTTACAAAAAAAACTATCCAAGTTGTCAGAGTTATATATAGACGACATGATTTCAAAGGCGGACTACTCAAAAAAGTATGCAGAACTGACAGCACAAATGGATGAGATTACACAAGTAAAATCACAAAGCCGCGCACCAGAAGAAATTGCAACCTTATTTTCCGCAGGATGGCAAGAAATATACAAACAACTTAACAAAGAAAATAAACAAGCATTTTGGAAACTCAAAATAAAAGAAATCCGGCTATACAAAGACCGCCGGATTGAATTTGATTTTCTGTAAGTACTTAGTTTATATAAACCTTTTCCCAAGGTGCGGTATACCGAGCGTCCGGACGTGGCCACGGCGTGTATCATGGAGGGCGATGTGGTGGTGCTGGTGGACAATTCA